CGGTGGTTGCACTTCAATGGAACAGCACACAATTTGACCTCATCCTTTCCGAAGCAACAATGGCTGATACGCGCGGTTGTGAGATATTCATCAACGAGTTGATTCTTGACCACGACGCTTCAACGCGCGAACAATTCGCTAACACGCCTACTCTCGGCCTTGCTAACCCGTTCGGTGTCAACGCTTCATCGTCCGGTGCATTTACGCGGCGTAGCATGCCCTATCATCCAAACATGTTCCACCGCGCTTCTCCCGGCCACACCGTGACCGTTCCGTGGTGGAGTGTGGCACTCGCGTCGTCTACAATTTTCGCAACCAACAATTGGAAGCGCATTGACCAATATCAGCCGGACGACTACTACATGTTCTGTCGCTCTACGCTTGGAGGCGTCGGTTGTCAAACAACGATGCTTGGGTATCCATCTCACTACCTTGATGTCTACACCGAATACCTCACCTCGGTCACGCCAACAGCCATCATTGAAAATGGCAACCAAGGCACGAGCAAATTGTATGTGCGCAACAACACATTGTTCCCTCTCGTCGGAGCCAACTACTACAACCACCACTTGGTCATCGTTGACGAGGGCGGTATTGAGCAAACTGCTACCTACACGGACCGCGGCTACATCAGTCAAACAGGCGCAACGGGACCCGTTGTGTTCAACGGCGTAACTGCGATTACGAGTGGCTTTTGGAGCGCGGCAGTAGAAGATGCAGTTGTGCGCTTGTCATCACCCTACAACAAGAAAAACGAAATCTACACCAACTCCAAAGCGAGCGTGGCTACGCGCAACTTGCCGCAGTTGCTTTCGGGAACGCGCGATACAAACAGTCTGCACATACCCGACGCGTATTTGTGCATGTGGCACTACAACCTCGGTCGCCCGATGACTTGGTTTTCGGACAGTCGGACAAACAAGGTTGACGCGGCGGTTGACAAGAAACCCTACAACCACGCACCCGAACACTACGAAATGGTTCACTATCACGAGTTTGCCTATGCCATGAGCGACGGGCCGTTCAACTTCCGAATGAAGGCATGGGAAGGACCGGGAGATGGGCTGACTGACTCGTATCCCGACGGCAACTATCCGCACCAAGCAGGAGCAGATGGTAAGTCGCGCAAGTATCAACTTGGAGCGTTTTGGCCGGGTGGTCATCGCTTCGGTGCGCAGATGAGTTCTCTATCGCTTTACGGCACTTGCGCACCCGGTTGGAGGAACAAGTGGGACGACCCCAACATCAAACAGGTGAGCGACGCGAAGGGGCTTGTTGTCACCAATGCAAATGTGGAAACGATGACGGAGACCATCAATTCAGCATCCACTACTCGCAACGCTGGGTGGGGCTACCGAGTCAGCGTTCGTCAACCTTACAACCGTCCGCGCTGGGCCATCAAGAGCAATCAAGCGTTGCGCGACCCTTACGCTTCTTATCACTTCCAAGCCGAAGGACCGTTCATCAGCAACGAAGCAGTCACAACAACGACGACCACGCAAGACCAATCAACAACAACAATCCCAACCGCGACCGCTACACCTTCCTATGTCGGTATCCTTGAGCGGCAGACTAACGCATCCGCGCTTGTCGGTAGCGACCTCAAAGGACAGCAAGTGAAATACAGCGACGGTCGCCGCATGACCAAGGGCTTCGGTTGCGCAGTGCGCAACATTCGCAATCCGTCTACGGCCCTTCGTCGGTTCCATGCTGACATGCCCGCGGGACTCAAGGCAGGGACAGATGTCGTAGACCAGCGCGTCAACCTTGCTCTTGCTCATGCTCACTACATGATAGATTGGTGGGGTAACACCACCGGAGAAGAAGTGCGTCGCTTCCCTGTGCGCGGCTTCGGCATTCGTCCGTCGTGGGACCCGGAAGATGCATACCGCGCCACTGACCGAACCAAGGTAGCCGAGACGATGTTTGCCGACGCCGCTTTGCGCACCGCTGTTGCGGCTGAACAATTCTTTGACCCCGCCACCGCAAAGCGCGTAGGTGACCGTGGCGACGGACGCGGTGTTCGTTATCCCACTTACTTCAACGAGGACATTTTACAGGATGTATCGGAGGACATGCGCCCCTTTGGTTTGGTTCTGTCGCATCACACCAGCGAGCCTGCGTTTACGCGCGGATTCATTCGCCCGTCTAACACTGCGCTTGAAGCGCATGAAATGCCGAAAGGTATCAGCAGTCTCCTTGAACTTGCAGGTAGCGACGGTCTGTTGAAGCGCGAAGCGAATGTCAGCACCAACATTGAGAAATCAAATTTCACATTCATGCAAGAACCAATTGCAAAATCAAAACCGCGTATTGGTTTAGACGCCATGACGGTGAGTGAAAACGACGGTGCCATTTCACCCAACTATGCGGTCGCCAGCACAGAAGCGCATAGCCTCCACTCCGACCGGCAGGTTGGGCAACGCTTTATTCTTGCAGGCGGCGTCAGCACATCAAATCGCGCGGTTGACAATCTTAACCTACACACCCTTCATTTGTCAACAGCAAAGCAGGTGTTGAAATTTGGAACGACGCACGGTATTCCTCCCATCGGAGGAACCTACATTTTGGAACTATCGTCCGATGGAGAGACAATCAACGACCACCATTGGGGTTCGGCGAGCGGAGCCACCACCAACCCCTACCAAACCAGCAACCACGACTCAACTTCTTACAAAACGAACAACAAAGACGAGACCATCAAATTCCTCGTTCGTCCTGTGCGCGTGCTTGACAGTCAACACATTGAGTTGTTCCGCGATGATACAACGCATGTGCTATCAGCCACCGCCGCAGGTCGCTACGGTGTGTTCGTCTACGACGCACCTAACGCACGCGCCGCTGATGTCGCGTCAGCCTACATGCGCGGTAGCAACCCTGCACCGAACAACCCACCTTACGCGCCCGTTTATCTCTTCAATCTCTCATCATCAACCAGCGACCCCGTTAGCAATGGTCCAAAAATACCGGGTAGTGAAGCAAGTGATTTCACCAGCACAGCCACGCAAGCAGTGGCGCGCTTAATAGTCAGCAACAACACACTGCAACATTTCCGAGGAGACGCGAGTAGAAGGCAAAGCGTGAGAGAGGGGACTAACAAATTCATTCGCTTGGACTATTCGGTGCAACCGCGCTACACACAATCGCTCTATGCTGGCGATAAATTGAACACCAGCAACCACAGTAGCGAAGGTGACAGGACCGACATGGAGGCATCGTTGTGAGTTATTCGGTTCCTTCACCTGTCAACACTTCATACGCGAAACCAAGAAAGGGGCGTAGCGATACTGTTCACGACGAGATTGGCGCAATCGCAGAAGAGCCGACTTTCGTTGACAACGCCGTCCATCATGTCATTTACAAAACGACTCAAAGCAACGGTAAAAAAATGGCGATTGACAAGCCGGACAAGACGCACTTTCAACCAACACACCCGCGGCGATACCGTTTGAGTGAAGAAGAAGGAAGTGTAAGACTCGCGCACAACAACCACGAAGACGCACCATTTTTCAACGGCGTCTCGCTGTCGCCTACTTCGGAACGCCCTATGTTGTTGTTTGATGCAGACAACAGTTCAACAAGACTTCGCACCTCTTCTGTTTTGCAAACAGGCGAAGGTGTAAGGATTGCCCTCAACAACATGAAAGGGCGAACACTGGATGAAGTAGAGATGGGGACAGCAACGCATGTGCGCGCTGGTCAAGTTGTAAATGTAGGGTTGAGAAGCACTGACTTGGTTGAGAAATTGTTGAGCAAAGCACTGCATGGATTGAACAGCGTCAGCACAAAAGGTGTCAGCACATTGTTTGTAGCGCAGAATTTCCAATCGCTTGCCGCACCAAGTGCCATTCGTTCAGTCGCTCGGCACGACCACTTCGTCATCTACTACGACAGATTTGGCAACTTCGTTTACGCTCCGAAAATTTTTGAGTTGCGCGACAGGGACTTGGGCTTTCAGCGTGGGCTGGGCGAAACGAGCCAAGACCCCATCGTTGATGTTGCAAACCGCATCAAGGTGCAAGGAAAAAGCATCGCCGTCAATGACACAATTAGCGTTCAAGTGGATGATGCAGAACTGCAAAAGAAGCACGGCTCAATCAAACAGATGGGCATCACTGACCCTACGGCAAACAACGAAAGTGCGGCGCGTAAAACAGCCAGTCAGTTGTTGAGGTTGAATCGTAAAGCGCAGGGCGCGTTGTCATCCAACCGACATTCACTTTCGTGGGATTTCCAACCGGGGGACATCGTCAATTACAATTCACCTACCGGAGCGTCCAAACAGGCTCTCATTGAAGTAGTTCATCGTTCGGACGGAGAGTCGGATTTTCAAATGATTTCATACGAGGCAGGTCTTGAAGCAGTGCTGACAGGGTTCGGCGACAGCGGCGAAATCAGTAGTGAGGCATCCGATGTTGACCGAACACATCAAATTCAACAAATCAACAAGAGTGGTGTAGGCTTTGCTGAGACGCGCGTGTCGGGGATGTTGACAGTAAGACCCGTCATTTCTACACTTGCGCGAACAAAGACGACCGCGTCTAACGCTGTCCCCGACCTCCACGCAGGCATGTTGTTAGGGCACAGGAACGCAGGATATGGTGCGGGTAGGTCGGCTCTTGGTTTCGGTTATTCGCCGCGTATCAACGGCACGCATACTGGTAGCACCATCACCGTCGCAAGCACTTCCAGTTTTGCAGACAGCGGCCATCTCATCCTTGACGACAAGTCCTTCGTTTCGTATAGCGGCAAGACTGCAACCACCTTCACGGGTGTTACCTTGATAAGCGGACCCGCGATAGTCTCACCCATAGCCGAGATGCGAATGCTCCGACCTCGCGCACACGAAATGCGAACCACGAAAGGGCTGAAAATAAGGAGGAAGATTTGATGCCAATGCTCAACGCTGTCAAGAGACGCTTGGTGGAACACCTCGCTACGCTTGTCAACGAGTTGCACATCGGAAGCGATGGGTCAATCGCAACAAGCGAAGATGGCGGCGCGCGAACGCTTGCACGAGTTGTGCCTCGCGTTCAAATCATTGACGACACCAGCATTCTCGTAGAAGGCGTTTTCAACGCGTCGTATGTTTTCACTACACCCGTTCAAGAGGTTTACATCCAATACAAGGACGCGTCCACAGGCGAGTTCGTTCCCGTGTATCGCGCAGACATCAACTCGTTCACCAAGAACGCAGAAAATGAAGTGCGCTTCTCATTCATCTTGGAGGTATCATGATGGCGACTGACAACATTGCAGGACACACAGCCGCACAGAACACGCTCGGCGAAGACGGACTACGAGATGGTGATTCGTTGTCGCCCACGACCTTAACCAACTTGATTCAAGGCGTGCAGGGCAACGGCATTCTGCGGTATCAAGACGGAGCCTATGGCTCTACGCGCAACGAAACCAACAGCGGCAACCAGCCGGGTTCAATGGTGCGCGCATCAGCAAGCACGCTAACAGTGAGTGGTGGGTTTGTTGTGCTGGACGGTGCCCTCTACGAGTTCGGAACCGGCGTCGGGAACACCATCACGCTTGACCTCAATAGCGGTTCTCATGGAAGTGGTTCACTTTCTCTTTCAGCCAACGAGGAAGCCATCTACACTATCTACATTGCACCAAGCGGAGGCAACAACAAAGTCTACTACGAAGGCGGTAGCCCCGTTGACACGACGACTGGCCTTTTCCCGTCAGCCTCCAACCAATATCTCATTGATTATGACGGGACTACCACGCAAGACAATATGAAGACCATCGTGCTTGCACATATCCGCGTTCAACACACAGCCAGCGGAGGCGGGGCAAACAATCTCAACATCGCCGAAATCAACGATAAGCGCGTCTTTGTAGAAGGCTCGGCAGACTACCGCGTCCCTCTTTCCGTAGGCTCAATCTCAAGCGGTGAAATCGCAGACGGTGGCGCGCAGGGCATAAACAACATTGCGCATCTCAACGCCATTCACAACGATAACGGTGAACTTGCCATCACCGATACCGTAAATGTGCATTGGGTGAGTCACCCACGCTACGGTTCGTTTTCTCAGTCTCCACCATCAGCCAGCGACGCTGGCTACGGTCAAGGGCCATCGCGTGGTGCAGACCGTGGCGGTAGCCACGCGGCTGACTCGTTTTACTTTGCAGGGCGCAACAACGAACAGACAGGACAATACTCGGTGCGTTTGCAAGGGCGAGGTGTTGACGCAACCAGCACCGCGCTAACAACAAACGGGACATGGGTGTTGACGGCAGAGGGTGATTCATTCCTCATGCTCTCACCGAACGGTGGCGTGACCATTACGCTCAACCCCGAACGAGACGGAAGCGCGAACTACAAATTCCCCGAAGGCCATATCATTGAGGTGTGCAACGATGGCGCGGGCGACATCGTCTTTGACAACCAAACCTCTCCGAGCGGGTTGAACGCAACGCTCTCATCGGGACACCGCGCTACATTCATCTACGAAGGAACGGTATGGGTTCGGTGCGATTATCAGTCGGCCATCATCGCCAACGCCCCTGCAATTGAAATTAGCGGTGGCGCGCCTGCGTTTGCGACGGGCATTACGCAAGGAGAAATGCTCACGCTTCTTGGCGTTGAGGCTGGCGCAACGGCTGACCAGTCAAACGCTGAAATACGCGCGGCAGTAGAGGCGGCTTCGGACTCCAATGTATTTACAGATGCAGACCACACCAAGTTGAACGGTATTGAAGCAAGCGCGGATGTCACGGACGCAACCAATGTGAACGCCGCGGGTGCAATCATGAATAGCGATGTCGCGACGAAAGGTCAAATCATCGTAGGTGATGGTTCGGGCGACCCGACGATATTGAGTGTCGGAACCAACGGTCATGTCTTGACGGCTGATAGCGCGGAAGCGTCGGGTGTCAAGTGGTCGGCGGCGGCGGCGGGTTATACCGACTCGCAAGCCATTGCCGCGGTTGAGGGAGAGGCTACGCTTGCCCTTGCAGGTGCGGTCACCGTTGATACTGATGTTTTCGTTGTGGACATAAGCAACGACCGAGTAGGTATCGGAGAGGCTTCGCCCG